GCCTGCCCGAAGGTGAGCTATTGCCCGATGCCGGGAAGCGACCCGGCCACTAATGGCGACCTGAGCGCCGACATTCGCAGGCTTGAGCACGCGCTCGCCGCCTGCGCGCTGCAGGTTGAAACCGTCAAAGACTGTCAGGATAAACTCGATGAAGAAAGCACGCAGCCTGCGCGAAGCGCTGATTAAAGCCGTTCCGCAGCTTGAAACAAACCCCGAAATGATGCGCATCTTTGCCGATGAGGGGAGTATCGATGCGCGTCTCGCGGCCTCGCTGTCGCATGAGAAAATTTACACCCTGAATGTGATCGTGTGTGACTTTGTCGGCGACCCTGACCTGATTTTCGTGCCGGTGGCCGCATGGCTCAGGGAAAACCAGCCGGATATCTGCACGCTCGATGACGGCCGCAAAAGGGGCTACCGTTTCCAGATGGATTTGAACGACGGGGACAGCGTCGACATCAGCATCAGTCTGCAGCTCACCGAGCGAACCCTCATCAAAGAGGAAAACGGCGCGCTGCACGTGAGCTATGCCCCTGAGCCGCCGCTGCCGGAGCCCGTCACCCGGCCAAAAGAGCTTTATATCAACGGCGAACTGGTGAGCAAATGGGATGAGTGAATTTAAGCCCTTTGACGACCGGCTCAATGGTCTGATTGCTGCCCTGTCACCGGCTGCGCGCCGGAAGCTGGCCGGAGAGATAGCAAAGGAGCTGCGCAAGTCGCAACAGCAACGTATCAAACAGCAAAAAGCCCCGGACGGCTCGCCGTATCAGGCGCGAAAGCGTCAGCCGCTCAGGGCTAAGACCGGGCGGATTAAACGGGCGATGTTCCAGAAACTCCGCACAAGCCGGTACATGAAAGCCACTGGCCGCGAAAACAGCGCGGTGGTGGAGTTTACCGGCAAAGTGCAGCGTATTGCGCAAGTCCATCAGTATGGCCTAAAAGACCGGCCAAGCCCGAGCGCTCAGGAAATTCAATATCCAGAACGACAATTACTAGGATTCAGTCAGGTCGATGAAGATAACATTAAAGCTGTCATTGTTAATTTTTTAAGCAACTAGTTATTAATGTGGATTGCCTTATTTTTAATAAAGGTAATCCACATGTTAACCAAATCTAATTTACCTTTATTTTTTCAAGGATTTTTTCAGCCTCTTTTTTCTGAGCGGCATTATCTTTAGTAAATTTTGTAAGGAATGGAAGTTTGTCATATTGCAGGTCTGTTACCATACCTAGAGTTGTTATATCCAACTTATAATGGCCGGGGGTGTTTATAGCCTGAAAAACGTAGATGTGATGTTTTCCATGTTGGGTAGCCTTAAGATGGTAGCAAGCGGAAAGGATTTTCTCCTTGTCGTCACGTGATGTTCTTGAACCAAAAATCACACCTTTTATATGTTTGGCGTGAATTTTTATGCTACGTAATGGTGATGCAAGTTCGCAATAGACTGGCAGCCGTAATCTAAGTTCTTTTTCGTATTTCCAGCCTGAAGACTTCACGCGCCCTATATCATCTTCATCATAAGCTTTTAGACCTGAGAGTAAATGCTCTGGATAATCAGCTTCCGCTTCACGTTCGCTATATGAAAATTGATTGATAATTCTTCTAAATCCGTTGGCGCGGACCGGTCTTGATTTATATATTACGTCGAACAGCGGGGCGCTACATTCTTTAGATAACCCCAAAGAATAAAAATGATTACTAAGCTTTTTATGGGATGGAAAAATTTCTAAATCGCTTTTTAAAGTAATATTACCATCTATTGTTTCATAAATTATCGCAAATCCTTTTTCAGCATTACCATAATGACCCCACATGGTGAGATTTGTGGCACTCTTTGAAAAGGATGTTATATAATTTTTGTCATTTAATTGCGCCTCAAAATCCTGATTTAGATATGCACTCAATGCCTGCATTGCTTTACGCGCATCCTTATAATCAAGTTCGCTAATCGCTAGTTTACCGAATGCATCGGAAAAATTATCAATTAGAGATTGATAGTCGAGGATTTTTGTTTTTTTACCATTAAGTAAAGAGCTCAACATCTTATCCTTGAATGCAAGGAGCGATATAGCAAGCGATGATTCAGGCTCTAAATTGAGCCTTAAACACACTCTAATAATTAAAAAATAAACAAGCCTTTCCCATACTTCTTTGTTCGCATTGAAGATAAATTGTGGTTTGCACTCATGAATATCATTCAGTTCGTTAGGGGAAGCGAAAAAGACTTCACCATTGCGAAGCATTGATATGCTGAGGTTGTCAATAGATGAGTATTTATAAAAAAGCATTCTCATTCCTTTATTAACGTCAAGACATTTATTAGATAGTAAAAGTTGAGGCATATCAAATCTTAATCATTTATGACCGCATTTTTTATTTTTAATCGGAAAGCAGTCTGTCTGTTGTATCAGAGGCTAGAAAACCCAACTCAGTAGCCTCTAGTCTCGTCCGACGGCATCCTTCCCCCATGAATAATTTAAATTCTCTGCAGGAAATCGCACGCGCGATCCGCAACCTTATCCGCACCGGCATCGTGACCGACGTCGACCACGACGAGGGGCTTTGCCGTGTCCAGACCGGCGGCATGGAAACCACATGGCTGAACTGGCTAACCTGTCGCGCCGGTCGCTCGCGCGTATGGTGGGCTCCATCTGTTGGCGAGCAGGTGCTTTTGCTAGCGATCGGCGGCGAGCTCGATACGGCATTTGTGCTGCCCGGCATTTTCTCGGATGACCATCCCGCGCCGTCTGCCTCCCCTGATGCGCTTCATGTTTCCTTTCCTGACGGGGCGGTTATTGTGTACGAGCCCGAAAACGGCGCGCTCACTGTGTCAGGCATCAAAACCGCTGATGTCACCGCGTCTGAGTCCATTACGGCCACCGTGCCGGTGGTGCTGGTGAAAGCGTCGAGCCGCATCACGCTCGATACGCCGGAGGTGGTCTGCACCGACAAACTGACGACCGGCACGCTCGAAGTGAAGAACGGCGGGAAGATGAGCGGGAACATCGAGCACACCAGCGGGACACTGACATCAAACGGCGTGCAGGTGGATAACCACGCGCACGGCAACGTACAGAGCGGCGGAAGCTGGACTAAGGGGACGCAATGACGGTGCGTTATCTGGGAATGAACGGCCAGACCGGCCTCAGTATCTCTGAGGTTGAGCATATCCGGCAAAGCGTGCGCGACATTCTGGTCACGCCAGTGGGCTCGCGTGTCATGCGCCGTGAATACGGCTCGCTCCTGTCGCAGATGATTGACCAGCCGCAGACCCCTGCGCTGCGCCTGCAGATTATGGCCGCGTGCTATTCCGCGATCCAGAAGTGGGAGCCCCGCGTAAATCTTTCGACCATCACCTTTGAACGGTCGGAGACCGACGGCGGGCTGTATGTCGATATCACCGGCACGCGCTCCACCGACGGCCAGCCTTTTTCACTCACCATTCCACTGAGTTAAACGCTATGGCAATTGTTGACCTTAACCAGCTCGCCGCGCCTGACGTCGTGGAAGAACTGGACTATGAAACCATCCTGAGCGAACGAAAGGCGACGCTCGTCTCGCTGTACCCGGAAGACCAGCAGGACGCCGTCGCGCGCACGCTGTTGCTTGAGTCCGAGCCGCTGGTGAAGCTGCTGCAGGAAAACGCCTACCGGGAAGTTATCTGGCGACAGCGCGTCAACGAGGCCGCGCGCGCGGTCATGCTGGCCTACGCCACCGGCGCAGACCTCGACCAGATAGGTGGAAATTACAACGTCGAGCGCCTTATCATCACCCCTGCAGACGACACGACGTTACCACCGACGCCTGCCGTGATGGAGTCGGACACCGACTACCGTCTGCGCATTCAGCAGGCCTTTGAGGGGCTGAGTACCGCAGGCTCTACCGGCTCCTATCAGTTTCACGGTCGCAGCGCTGACGGGCGGGTCGCAGATATTTCGGTCATCAGTCCCGAGCCTGCGTGTGTCACGGTCACAGTGCTGTCACGCGAAAATAACGGCGTGGCGTCTGACGAGCTGCTCGCTATCGTGCGCACCGCGCTGAACGATGAGGACGTCAGGCCGGTCGCAGACCGAGTGACCGTGCAGTCGGCGAACATTGTCGACTATAAAATCACCGCATCGCTTTACCTTTACCCCGGTCCAGAAAGCGAGCCGGTGCTCAGTGCGGCGAAAGCAAAGCTTCAGGCGTACATTACCGCGCAGCACCGCCTCGGGCGCGATATCCGCAAATCGGCCATTTATGCCGCGCTCCACGTCGAGGGCGTGCAGCGCGTCGAGCTGGCCGAACCGGTGGCCGACATCGTGCTCGATGACACGCAGGCGTCATGGTGCAGCGACTACAGCGTCACCATAGGGGGTAACGATGAGTAATACCCGCCTGCTGCCGGTGGGCTCGTCACCGCTTGAGGTGGCGGCGGCGCGCGCCTGCGCTGAGATTGAAAATACCCCCGTTCCGCTGCGTCGCCTCTGGAGTCCTGACGACTGCCCGGCAAATCTGCTGCCGTGGCTGGCGTGGGCGTTTTCCGTTGACCGCTGGGATGAGAACTGGCCGGAGGCCACAAAGCGCGATGTGATCCGCGCGGCGTGGTTTATCCATGCGCACAAAGGAACGATTGGGGCGGTTCGCCGCGTGGTCGAGCCGCTCGGCTATCTGATTAACGTGTCGGAGTGGTGGGAAACGAACGACCCGCCCGGCACGTTTCGCCTCGATATCGGTGTGTTAGAGACCGGCATCACCGAGGAAATGTATTACGAGATGGAGCGGCTCATTGCGGACGCAAAGCCAGCCAGCCGCCATCTTATCGGCCTCAACATTATTCAGGATGTGCCGGGCTATCTCTACACCGGCGCGCTGACGTATGACGGCGACATCATCACGGTTTACCCGGATAAGTGAGAACACCATGAC